GTAGCCTACAGAAGCCTAGGTAGAGTAGAACAACCACTCACCAAGGCCTCTACAACTAGGTAAAGGAAATTGAGAACCACAACCACGACAGCAACAGCCTGCGTTTTATACGCACGCTTTGTCGCCATGGGGAGGTCATCAGTAACCCTCCGCCCTCCTACCTTGCGACGATCTTCTGATCGAAGCTCGGGATTTGGGTGGAGCACCTGATGCTTCTTAGGCTTACGCCTACGAAACATCGGGTGTTTACCGTTGTCGCCGGTCATGGAGCTTAAAAGGGTGTGACCTCTTACGACCCCTAATCGTAATAAATACGATAGGGGTGTAGAGGCAAACCCTCCTAGGTAGCTTGTCCGTCAGGACTCACCGCCCAGGAGCTTCGTGATCAGCGCGTCCGTAGCCGCCGTATACTGGTTCTTGAAACCCGTATAGACGGCAAGGGCTTCGGTTGCGGTATACCCGGCCGGCGGAAGGTCAAAGACCATGTAACATGACATGGCAACCTTGACATTCTCCGTAGGCCGGAACGCATCCGGAGCCAACTTGGACGTGTCGAGACGCAGCACCCTGCGAACCCGCTTCCCGTACTGATGGGAAGCGGATAGCTTGGTCAAGCCGTCGCCACTCGAGTACTCCGACTCGTCATCCCCCACACTCGTGCGGGGGAGACTGATCGTCGTGCCCGAAATGGTAACGGACTGCGGATCGGTAAACGACATAGGCATCACTCCTAGGAGCCCGGTTAGACTCCCATTGGCGTTTTGACGCGGTACAGTACAACTACGACAGTTGTGCTAACGCCCCCTGGTTAAACCAAGGGCTGCCGCAATGGAGAGCTGGCGTGGCGAAAGGCCACCCCAGGTAACTCCGAACCCAAAGGGATTCGCCCTCCGACGCACCTTGGTCGTAACGACCAAAGTAACTGGGGAAGGTATGACGTCCGACTTAAAACCAGTCGGACCCATAAAGTAATAGGTACGTTCAGAGACAGTAGTCTCCATAACATACCCATACTTCAAAACCAAACCATCGGTGGCCCAATCAGTGACGTTAGAAATAACGTCACCAGTATTGGTAAACCAATCGACGGCCCAGCTCCAAGGTGCAAGGTTCCAGACAACGTCTGGAGTTAGTCGAAGGCCAAGAGTTTTCTTGGCCAACGCAGCGGAACGCGCCATATTCTCTCTGGTGTTACCACCAGTGGGAAGATAGTACGTAAAACCGCCGCTAAACCAACGGCGACGAATGGTTTTATCCATTCGCCACACCTTGCCCTTGTTTATCTGAGAATTGTACATAGGTTCGCTGCTCTGCAAAACATATGGAGAGCAGTTATCCTTGACAAGTGTCTCAGATAGGTGTTCCTCTGGAGGGAACTCATACCGGCGGCGAACCACTCGTCCACTATCTCTCTCATACTGAGCCATAATAGACTCAGCATTTGAGATGGCATTCGAAATACTCCGAATGTCGTGGACAAATGGCGCCCAGCCGAACTGAGCGTTCAAATATTCGCCACCTGCCTTTTTACCGGCAGATGACTTTGAACGCCAATGTTCTGCTGAGCCAATCACGCGAGGTAATCCCTCACGCAAAGTCTCTCCAAGAAATGTGGAGAGATCCGCAACGGCATTGGTCGGCTTACACCGCGCAATGGCCTGTGCCCCAACTGCATCCAAAGTGGAATTTCCACTCGGGAAAGCAGGGGGAAAGGACATAAACGCGGGGGCGATCGGCAAAACTGGACCTACGTAATTAGCGTAAGACCAGAATGACGGGGTAACCTGCTGCAATCCAGCAATGGATTGCGGCGGAAACGCGGCAAGGCAATGAGCCTTTTCCGTGAAAAAGTTACCTCCAATGTCGCCAATGGTAGGCCTGTGACCAGGCCTCCATTC